ACCGTGGGGTAGATAGATTGCCAATGCCCACCCCCGACATTCCCACCGATAGCATCGAGTTGGAGCAGGTGGAAATCATGGGGCCAAACGGTCAAACTGGCCGGATGGCTGGAGATGACTTCGGGGATCAGCACCCTGGAGTGCATTGGGCGGTCATCGAAGAACTGGCCAAAAAGGAAAATGATTATGTATGGGAAGAAGTCAATTAAACAACACCTTGCAGATCCTGCAAATGAGTTCGTTTGGATCTGCGAATAAACTACTTTAAAAATCAATACTATTAACAAAAATCATATCTATGTCTAATTACAGATCATTCCTAGACTCCAAGAAAAAATCGTTCGATCATTCAGGATTTCCCATCCATGAAAATGATCTAAATGACTCATTATTTCCTTTCCAAAAATACGCAGTTGCTACGGCTCTACGAAAAGGCCGATTTGCCCTGTTTTTTGATTGTGGACTTGGTAAGACCCTGATGCAATTAGAATGGGCTAATCAAGTAAGCAAGCGAACACGAAAGCCAGTATTGATACTTGCTCCGCTTGCTGTTGTTGAGCAGACCATTGATGAGGCTGATCGATTTGGATTGGATTGCCAGCACTTGCGAAATGATGTATTTGGCCCTGGCGTTTACATTACTAACTACGATCAACTTAAAAACATTGATGCGTCTTTGTTTTCTGGTGTCGTATTGGATGAAAGCTCAATATTAAAAGGGCAAGGCCGAAAAACATCTACTGCCATTATCGAATCTTTCAAGGTGACCCCATACAAGTTGGCATGCACTGCTACTCCTAGCCCTAACGATCACATGGAACTGGGGCAGCATAGTGAATTTTTGGGGGCAATGAGCTATTTAGAAATGCTTGCAATGTTCTTTGTCCACGATGGAGGACAGACCAGCAAATGGCGGCTTCGCAAACATGCAAAAGATGACTTTTGGAGGTATGTATGTACCTGGTCAATGAGTATGGACAACCCCTGCTCATTGGGGTATAACGATGACCGATACACATTGCCAGAAATCAACTACATTGAACACGTTATACCTGTCGAAAACAATACAGGCACTTTGTTTGCAGATGCAGCCGTATCAGCGACTGACCTAAATAAAGACCTTCGACGCACTATTGATGATCGGGTAAGCCTTGCTGCTGATCTGGTAAATAAATCTGATGAGCAGTGGATCGTGTGGGGGTTACAGAATCGGGAGACTGATGCACTTGCAAAAGCAATTGATGATAGCGTAAATGTGCAGGGCAGCGATTCGGCAGATTACAAGGCTAAAAACCTGAATGGTTTTGCAAAAAACAGTTTTAAATGCCTTGTGACAAAAACAAGCATTGCCAGCTTTGGGATGAATTATCAGAACTGCCACAACATGATATTTGCGTCATATGATTTTAAATTTGAGGCGTTTTATCAGGCAGTCCGCAGGTGCTATCGGTTTGGGCAAAAGCTGGCAGTCAACGTTCATATCCTTATCCCAGAAAGCCAGAAAAACGTTAGGAAATCTATTCTTGAAAAACAAAAAAGACACTTTGAGATGATCCAAGAAATGGCCAAATATTCTAGTGATGCAGACTATTCAGCAAATGAAAAAGTATCTGCGAAGGTTGACGATAAGCGAGTAGAAAATAATCGTTTTACGTGCATAAATGGAGACTGTGTGCAGGAGATTAAAACAATCAATGATAATGCAGCTGATCTCGTGGTCTTTTCTCCTCCATTTGCAGAGCTATACGTTTACAGCGATAAAGCCGAAGATATGGGCAATGTAAAGGACTATCAGGAGTTTGAGCAGCATTTCAAGTACCTAATCCCTGAGCTGAAGCGAGTGTTGAAGCCTGGGCGTATTTGCGCCATTCACTGCATGGATTTACCAATACAGAAAGGGAAGGAAGGCTTTATCGGGTTGCGTGACTTTTCCGGCATGCTTGTTAATTGGTTTCAAGATGAAGGATTTATCTACCATGCTCGTACTACGATATGGAAAAACCCAGTGACTGAAATGCAACGCACTAAGGCTCTAGGGTTGCTACACAAGACCATAAAAAAGGACAGTGTGATGAGCCGGGTAGGCATCCCTGACTATGTTCTATTTTTTCGCAACGAAGGAGATAATGAAACGCCAATTAGGCATCAAGATGAAGATTCAAGCAAGCCAGATTATCTGCCTGTTGATCTATGGCAAAAATACGCATCGCCAGTATGGATGGATGTAGACTACTCTCGCACTCTTCAATATCGATCTGCTCGTGACAACAATGATGAAAAGCACATTGCCCCTTTGCAGTTGGGTACTATTGAGAGAATTATTCATTTGTACTCAAATGAAGGGGAGACTGTTTTATCTCCGTTTGGCGGGATTGGATCAGAGGGGTTCCAGGCAATCAAGATGGGGCGAAATAGTATTAGTATTGAATTAAAAGAGAGCTATTTCAATATGAATGTCAAGAACCACAAAGCAGCAATACAAGAGAGTGCAATGCTTTCTTTGTTTTAATTGAAAATAATGGCGGAAAAGGTGTGTAAACACATCGTACCCTTTAAATAGGGCCGTCAAGATTTTTGTTAGTAGCGCGTTTGGATTGCCCTTCAGGTTCTCAGCCTGGGGGCAATCTTTTTTTAAAAAACTATTACAAAAGTTTGGCATTGTAAAAAAACTGTTATAGATTTGTATCATACAAAGAGGGAATATTCACTCAGCAAACTTTAAACTCAGATAAGATGAAAACGCAGCAAGTTAAACTAACAGCAGAAGAAATTGAGGAACAAAAAAAATATGCTCAAAAATACCTGGATTTAATCAACCATGAATTAGCATACAGGGATTTGGTAAACGTTGAAAACGTAACGAAATACACCGCAGCTTATAAAAAACATTCAGAGATTGCTGAATCTGGATACGTTGAAATGCCCGTAATAGGACAGTAATAAAACCTACCCACCGAATCCCCGGCACCGCCTGCAAAGGTAGTGGGCCGGGGCTTCGGTGATAGAAGCCGGAGACAAACCAACCGGCTGGAAAAATTAAGAAAATGGGAACGAAAAAAGTGATCGTAGAGATCAGCCCCGCATTAGACCGGGCGCTGGTTAAATACCAAAAAGCCCTGCGAAACGCAGGCTACAAGCATAAGGGTAAGCACCGGATCATCTCCGAGTGGATGCAATCCGATATTGCAAAGATAAAGGCTGCCGCTAAAGCGGTACAGCCTAAAAATGAAAACCATGAGCAGTAGTAAAATCAATTATTCGCAGGAATACTTCGAGCAAGGGAAAGACCTGCTTCGACAGCGGGCGCAGGTAGAAGCATTGAAAGATGCTTTTAAGGCTGCCCACAAAGTCAAATATGGCTGGGTGCCTAGTGACTATGCTGTGACTACCTATCTACTTATGCACGCCCTGCATACCGCTCCTATGCGGGAGCTGTGGCCTGCATACCTGAAAGAAAATCAAAACTATTTATCTCAATTCAAAAAGAAAGAACATGAAAAAGACCAGTAAGTATGAACTCGCTACCGGCCACGTGCCGGACATTATCCTATTCGGTCAACCCGGCATAGGGAAAACGACCCTAGCCTGCACGATGGCAAACCCGGTGCTATTCGACTTTGACCGTGGATCTCACCGGGCTGTTCCTGGAATCATTCCAGACCCTTACCAGCCCAGCAATTACCAAGAGTTCCGTGACTGGCTGTGGAGCCGCGAAGCTGAAAAGGAGCTGAAAAAGGGTACGACCGCTGTAATCGACACGGTGGGCACCCTTCTGGAAGATTTCATCGGCCCCTGGTTGATCCAGCAAAACCCGAAAAACGGATACGGTGGGCAGTTGGCCCTGAAAGGATGGGGCGCACTGAAAGCCGAGTTTACCGCTGTCCGTGCCCGGTTCAAAGAACTCGGTTGCAGCCTGGTTGCTATCGCCCACGAGCGGGAAGAAGGTGATGGAGATGCCCGACAGTACCGTATTGCGGTATCTGGTGGGTCTGCTGACATCCTGTACCGCTCGTTTGACCAAATCGGATTCATCTACATGGAGGGCACCAGACGGACTTTGGACTTCAACCCGTCCAGCTTGCACGTAGGGAAAAACCCTGCGGCATTGCCTAAGCTGGAAATTCCAGCCACGGCATCGCTGGAAGGATGGTTGCAGGAAAAGGTTGTCGGAGCGTTCCAGGAACGCCAGGAATCGGCTTTGAAGATGGCCGAACAGATTCGTGAGCAGGTGAAGGAGTACATGGAAGGTATCGAGCTGTGCAATGATGCTGCGAGCTTCATGGCAATGATGGATACAATCCAGGGAGAGGAAAACCAGACGGTAAAAGCTCAGGCTGGGAACCTGTTCCGCAAGGCTATGAAAGAACAGGGGTTCACTTACGACAAGGAAGCCGGGGAGATTGTAAAAGCTGGGGCCGATGAGTAAGAGAATCAAAAT